CCGTCGGATTCAATATCCACCCGGAACCCCCGGCCAAGGGTGAAGTCCCGGGTGATATTGACGATGGCGTTCGCCAGTGGGTCGTGGTGGAAAGCGAAGAAAGCCTGCGAATGCATGGCCAAGTAATCGCGATAGTAAAGCTGTTTATTATAGGGGCCACCGAGCAGCGGGACGAAGTCCTTGCCCACGAGCCCGCCCTGCGACCCGGCCGAGCTTCCGCTCCCGCCCGAGGTGTCGAAACTGTCCCAAGTTTCCTTGAAGCGCCGCACGTCCCTCGCGCCTTTGAAGGCGGAGATGAACGCTTCTTTCTTCATGCGCTTGTGGCCCAGGACTTTTTGTCCCTCGCGGTTCTTCGTCACTCCCATGACGAGCGCGTCGATCTGGACGGTCTTGTCGTTCTCCGCGAGCCGGACCAGATCCTCGGTCGACCGGCAGTCCTTGACGGTCGAAGCCGGCTCCATGCGGGCCAGGTTCTTTGAGTCGTACTCGTGGAGCTTGAGATAGGCGTTCTCGATGACCGCCATCGGGGCGGGACGCTTCACGGTCTCGTCGTCTGAGTGATCGTCACGTCGTTCAGCCATTCGTCGAAGTCCCCATAGTCTGGCGGTGATTCTTCAGGCATTCCCTCGAGTAATGGAGCCATCGTACAGCGACAGTTGAAATGCGCAGGCGGGACCTCGGCATCGCATTCGTCGTCCTTGTGCTCCTTTTCCAGTGCAGCACGAATCTCCGACGTACTCAATCCGCTTCGCCAGTAGCAGCAGTCGTCAGTCTTGGAGTCGATGATCGAGATCCAGAGGAAGTCAGTGATCCCGCTTGCCTTCGCCGCGTCGTTCTGTCCCTGCCTGACTTTCTCCACGAAATCGTGCGCAGTCTGCTGCTCTAGCTCCCAGGCGTACCATTCGTCCTTCTTGGGATCCTGGGCTGACGCATAGGGATAGGCGTGCTCGGGTCCGCGCCATTTCGGGATGTACTCTTCCTGATAGTCCCGGATCATCTCCTGCCATTCGTCGGGCGGGATGTAGGCCCGGAACTCGTGATCCGCTTCCCAGGTAGGATTGTCCGCTTCGGTGAGCTTCGGGGGACGGAGGACGCGCCGAACCTTGTCCTGCTTCCGCACGTCGGGGAAGTTCCGAGAGACCCGGCGGAGCGTATCAGGAAGCGGTTCGCCCATCACGAGCGACTGCTCGAAGGCGTCGAGGACTTCACGCTTGAGCTTGTTCAGGATCAAAAGGACGCGCTGCTCGATTGATCCGCTCCCGGCCATGTCGCCATCCATCGAAGCCCGGATCTCATTCTTCGTGACTCCTGGGGCGACCACCGTCGGGGCCCCGGTCCTGCGCATGGCTTCGCCTTCACCTGCGTGAGCCATCAGATAAGCGTACTTTCTCGCCACCAGAATCCGGTGGACGATCGGCTGGAGAACGACCTGGATCGCGTCGGTGATCGAGTGATCGACCGCCTGGACGGTGTCCCGCTGCGAGCCCGAAGTCCCGTGGAGGATATGGCGGAAAGCAATGATCTCCATGATCCGGGTCAAGAGCCTGCGGACCTGGTCGGTGATGATCACTTGGGATTTTCGGTGGATCTTCTCGAGAGCCTGGTCTCGGCTCAAGATGAATGAACGATAGCGGGGCGATTCGTTCGCGGGTGTCGGCTCCATAGCCTCAGAGTACCCGCTGGATCCCGTGGTGCAAAACATGAAGTGAACCGGCACCCGTCCCGGACTTGAGCGGCGAGAGAGCGCAGATCGCATAACCCGCCCCGTCAGAGATATGAGTCCGCTCGGTGTCGGTGGTCTGGTCGAGGATCGCATTCGCTCCCGACTTCCATGCGACCCGCTCAAAGTCCTTTCGGAGCTGCTTGCAGCTCGGGTGAAGCCAGCAGCTGACCGAACCATCGGCGGCCTTGAGATGCGCGTTCACCGTATTCACCCGGTCCTTGACGGTCGGGTTCGTGTCCGGGGTCCGCTGGGAGAAGGTGATCTTCGCCTCCCGGAGCGCGGCCGTCAGGATATCATAGTCCGACTGGGCAGCTGCGGCTCGCTGGCCGGCCTTCGCGGTGGCGTCCCCGGCGATGATCACGTTCGGCTCGGACTTGTGCCCGAGCTTCCGAAGCTCGAGATAGCGGGCGACGAACTCCTTCGCGGCTTCCGGGGTGTGCGAGCGGCGCAGGAAGATCTCGTCGAACCAGTAGAACTGGTGGTTCCTGTGCTGGCCCATCGCCCAGGCCATGGGGTCCAAGTTGAAGTCCGGGCCGAGCACGATCGGGAGCCAGGGGCTCCAGATATTACTCTCGGGTGAGATCGCGAATGGGGAAGCCTCGAGCTGGTTCCAACTCCCGAAGTTCTTGTAAGCCGAGCCCTGCGTGATGTTCACGAACTCGGCCAAGATCTCTTGCTTGAACTCTTCCTCGGTCATCTGTCCGCGAAGGGAGGCGATCTCGTCTTGACTGATCAGCGGGTTCGCTGAGGACGGGGCTCGAGAGAATGACCACTCGCCGGTCGTGTCTGTCAGTGCCTTCTGAGCCAGGTCATAGAACGAGTCAAACCCGTTCGGGGTCGAGACGAACGCCGCCCACCCATTCGTGGTGGTGAGCATGGGCCTGATGACCTGCGACCAGAGCGACGGGTGCTGCTCGCGCATTTCATCAATCACGACCCCGTGAAGAGTCTCGCCTCGAAGGTTCTGGAACACCTCGCCTGACTTGAAGACGATCGCCGATTGATTGATCAGTTTGATCCGGAGTTCCGTTTGGTTCTTCTTGAGCATGACGCCGTAGCAGGTGAAGAGCATCGAGGCCAGTCTGCGGTACTGAGCCTTCGCCTGCTCGAAGGTCGGGGAGATGAACCAGAACGTCTGAGCAGGGTTCTCCCACGCGCGCTTCACGAGATCGTTCAGGCAGGCTGACGACTTGCCGGCTTGCCTTCCCCACGACGCGACTCGGTGCCTCGCCTTCGATTCATGGAATGCGACTTGAGCCGTGTGCGGCGAATAGAGAACGAGCCGTTTAGTCCGGATCGGCTGCGGTCGGGGTGGTTTCAATCTGTGATCCCCATTCAGCGCGGTAAACGACATCGCCCTGCGTGTGCTGGTCGATCTTGCTTTCCGTCTTCTCACTCATCCCGAGATGCTGCTTCGAGAGCCAGATCAGCATGACTCGGTCACCGTTGTTCGCCATCTCGAACATTTTCCGGCGCAGGCTCATCTTGCCGGTCGAGGCCTTTTGAGCCTTCACCTCCGCAAAAGGGCGGTTATAGGTCCGCTTCGCCCACCGCTCGACCGTGTCGGCTGCGCAGTTCAATATCCCGGCGATCTCTTCCAGTGTGCAATGTATAACGCAGAGTTTCTCAAAGAGATTCTGGTCTATTTCGATGCGCTTGCGACCCATTTTGGCCATATTCTGATTCGATTATGGCACATTTTGGATCGTTTCCAATCAATTCGGGGTGGTTTACTTCGAATAGACCAGTGTCCAAGCCCCAGCCTGACTGAGCTTGTCAATCATCTCGAACAGGTCTTGCGTGTCGAGGGCCTCGGGGTCAAGAGCGAAGAACGGAGCGATCCCTGCGGCTCGGTAGGCATAGATCGGGACGGCGGTGCAGACCATGCCCACCCGGATGAAATTATTGATCCTGAGCTTGAATAGACGGAGCAGGACCCGCCTGAGCCCGAGACTGAAGAGCTGGAGATAGCCGTACAGGGTTTCGAAATGGGAAAGTGCTTCTTTCACCGCGAGCTGGGACTCGGCAGCCGTCAAAGGAATGGCCTTCCGGTAGATAGCGATCCGGGCTCCGGGCTCATCAAAGTAACGCTCTAGGTAACCCACGGAGACCTCGTAGTCCGTCGTCTCGCAGGTGTAGGTCCGGTCCGGGGTCTGCTCGATGACCAGAAATGTGTGTGACCACCGGGATCCCATGACCCAGGCAATTAGGCGGGAGATCGGGTTCCCGGGGTGGTAAATAAACCCGATGTCACCGGGTTTCAGAGTAGCGTTCACTCCTTTTTGCCCCACTCGAGAGCGACATATAAGGTCCCGGTCGTGATCCCGGCAGCCTTCTTGCCGACGATCTTGATATAGAATCCGGCCGGAGCGAAGCCGTAACCGCCGATGGCTTCGGCCTTGATCCACTTGTTCGGCGGAATCGGCCAGCCCTTGTTCGCGTCGTCTACTTCCTCGTCGGTGTAAGATCCGATGACTGCACCAGCGCCTCCACCGAGTAGGTTGTCCTCGTCAGTAAACCGAACGGACTCAATCATGTCGCCCGCGTTCCAAGTGTCGAAGAACGCTATACCGCTCGAAATCCACCGACCGTCCTCGGTTCCAAACGTGCCCGGGATCTTCAGCAGAAGAGTGGCACGGCCGTCTCCACCGACCGCAGCTTGAATGCTCGCGATCTTCAGCGTCTTGTCCCGCTTCTCAAACTGGGTCACGACCTGAGCCGTCGGGGATTGATTCGCCGTCGGCTGAAGGTTCGTGATAAAATCTGCCGTGTCCGAGTTCTCAGGATCTGCCGGGATCAGGCAGTTTACCTGAAAGAACCCATCGACGGCTGCAAGCAGGTAGTTTGCGCCGATCTGTATATATTGAGCGGACAGGCCCTGAGAAGTGACGAAGTTTTTAAAATCCGAGTAGGCTACTTCCATTCATTCCTCACGGTTCAAAGAAGTCCACAGATGCGCGGTAGGTGGTCGCGCTTGCGGTTTCAGGAGTCACATAGACGGTCAGACGAGACGGGCCAGTGATTTTGATCGGTGACCCATAGCTTCGTTCGAAGGAACTCGACTGGCCATAAAGCCGGATGAAGTCCGAGACCTGTAGATCGACTGCGCCGGTCACTCCGATTGAGAAAGCATTCATGACGAAGACGCCACCGGATCCGACCGTGGTCCCGTTGTGGGACACGTCGATCCCGGTCACGTTGCAGACCTTACCGGTCGGGACGTAGTGATGGCAGCCGAAGGTTTGGTTATCCCCAGCTGCGATCGTCCAGATCACCGCACCCAGGCCCCCGGTGGTGGCGTTCAGGGTGATGATCCCAGCGTTTACCGCGCCCGATCCAACTCGGGTCACTTGGATTTTTTCAATAAAGCAGATGGTGGTCGAAACCGTATTGACGGCCGTGGTCCCGTTCAGGGTAATGACTTCCGTGAAAGGCCCAGCTCCGGTCGCATCGAGATAGGTGATCGTGACCTGCTGGGATCCCGTGCCAGCACCCGTGTCATTCGCGTTGGCACTCTTAATAGAACGCTGGGCGTTTGTCGTTTGTTCGGTGTAAGCAGTTCGCCTGACTATTGCCTTCGTCGTGGCCGAGGTGTTCACGTCCCCGAAGGTGAAGTTCGCTCCGAACCCGGTGATCGCGGAAGTGACCAGCCGGCCGAGGGAGTCGGTCGCAAGCGGGCGGATCGCGGTGCCGTCCGTGCCGGCCACCAGTTGAGACTGGGTCGGGGTGGTCGAATTATTGTTCCCGTAGGTCGGATCAAAGCCGTTGACCGGGAGTGCAGTATTGTAAGCGACGGTCGCGGTCCCAGACGTATAAGCTGAAGCCCGGACGCGGATCTGTGAAAATCCCGCGCAGTAAAGCAGCACGGAGCCGTTCGCGGTCTGAGAGCTTGCCAAGAGATGGCCCGGGATCGTGTCGCCAGGGATTGAAAGCCAGTTCGATCCGTCGAAGGTTCCCTCGTATGCGAGAGTCGCGACCCAGGCTCCCGTGACCGTGATCCCAATCATGGCTCGGCCTTGAGTGCTGACGGCCACGGTTCCATTCAGAGCGGATATGGTTCCGCTTCCAGAAACGTCATTCGAAATGATCGCGACCGAGTCCGTTCCGCTCGAGAGCGTCCAGGTCCGACCCGTGGTCCAGACTCCCGACTGAGTGACGGCGAGAGTAGCGTTCGTCACGTTGACTTGGAACGTGCCGGTCCCGGCATTCGCAGTCACCGTTCCCGACACCACCCAGGGGCTCGTGCTTTGAGTGACCGGGATCGCGGACTGATTGGACGCGATCACCACGGGAGACGAAGACGCCATCACCGACTGTCCGAGCGCCGGAGTCTTTGAATCGATCGACGAAAGGGAAGTGTTCCCGGTCGTCTGAAGCGCCGAGGTCGAGGCTCCAGTCGGAAGGGAGATCGTTCCACTGATGTTGTTTATGTTCCAAGTCCCGGACTGAGTCGCTAGGATATTGGAATCGTTCGAGACGGTGACCCGAGGGATCCCAGCTCCCGATGCGCCGGTCCCAGTCGAGACATTCGTCCCACCGAACTGAGTGACATTCTGAGCCCAGGGCGGGGTGCCCTGCTGCACGGTCCAGGTTCCGCTTTGAATGGCCGCGACCGAATCGGTGCCGCTCGCCAGGTTCCAAGTCCGACCCGTCGTCCAGACGCCTGACTGCGTAACAGCAAGGGTCGCATTCGTGACATTGACTTGAAACGTACCGGTCCCAGCGTTTGCGGTGACCGTTCCTGATATGACCCACGGGCTTGTGCTCTGAGTGACGGCAAGGGTCGCGTTCGTCACGTTCACGTTCTGAGTCGTGGTTCCAGTCGGATCCACTCGGACCGGATTCCCGGCGGTTCCCTTTTCAGTTCCGCTCGAGTCGGTCAATTGAGCGAAGGCAAGTCCGCCAGAGATCAGTTGATTTTCCATTAGATGGGCTCCCGGTTGAGCTGGCATTCATAAGCCAGACCGGCAGCCGATCCCTTGATCGTGAGCTGCGTGATATTTCCCCGGAGCGATCCCGAGTAGGATCCGCCCGTGCCGACGGTGACCCAATTCGTCCCGCCGTCCACCGAGACTTGAATCGTCGCGGTCGGGTTATTTGTTTTCTTATTGATAAATAAAAATTCAGCGATGGCATTCCCTGGGCTTCCAGGGATGAGCGTGTTCGTGGTCCCTACGGTCCCATTAAGGATGGTGACCGACCCGGCCAGATCTTCGATCTCAAACTGAGGGGCCAAGTCGGTCACCAGTCAATCCTCCGTTATGGGGCTTCGCGTGCGCTCACGGTCGCGTAAAAGTCCGAGAGCTTGTCGAAGTTCTTCGCCTGGACCTGCACGGTCTGGACGTTCGCCGCAGCCGAGGTGAAGTTCACGTTCCCGAGATCGATGTCGATCGTGTATTGACCCGCATCGACGATACCCCGGTACAGGACGGTCGTGGTCGGGCCAGTCGCGTCCACCCACTGGACTTCGACATAGGCAGCCCGGCGGCAGGAAAACTGGAGCTGAATGTTGTTAATCAGCTTCGAGTTCCCGACGGTGAAGCTCGCTCCGGTGACGGTCGTCAGCGCGGCGTTGCCGGCCACGGTCCCGGTTCCGGATTTCGGATTCCCGGACGCATCGGTAACCGGGATCGCGCCAGACGGATCGAGCATCGGCAGGACGACCTTGCCGCTCGAGTTCTTGAACGCGAAGCCGATCAGGCCGAGAAGCCCGCTCGGGTCGGTGACGGTATCGATCGCCTGATCGACGCCCTGGCCTACGTCCGATCCGTCTTTAAGAATCGGAAAATACTCTCTTGGATCTGCCATTGAACGTCCCCTCCGTGGTTAGATGTCAGTTGCCATTAAGTATGCCTCAACCTCGGCAACTGGTGAACCGCTTCTCTCAGTGAAACGAACTTCGACGGTGTCGCCCGGGTTCACCGGGTATCCCGGATCCCAAGCTAAGGCAGCATTGAGCGCCGCAGGACCAGTCCGGCCGGACCCGATGACTGTCTCGGTTACTCCCGAGATCACCACGACTTTAAACCAGGAAGGCTGCCGGCAGGTCAGGACCAGACGCGAATAATTTCGGGCAGTCGTGGCGGTCACGACCTCCGAGATCAGGACTTGTTCAGTCCCGGGCGTCGTCGGGACCGGGCCCGGGGTCGAGGCGAAGTGAGGCATCGCCGTTGAACCCGAGGTGACGAATACTGGGATCGGTTCGGTCGCCTTATTGGAAACGAGAACATGGGCTCGGCCGCGATTGTCTGAGCCAGGAGAGTTTCCGACAGGCTCCGCTCGATCGAGAAGGAAAGCCTGATTCGCTGGCTCGGTGAAACTCATGTGCGGCCTAGAATCCCATGGGGGACCGTCACCCGTCTATCCGAAAGAACGGTCTCGCTCGCGCCTTTGATTCCGGCAAGCCGAGCAGAGTTTCCGAGTGAGATCGATCGGGGTGCGGGACATGGTGAAAGCCTTTCCGCAGCGAGCGCAGTCCTTGGTGCGGCAGCATTCACAGATCCCGGATGGGTGAGGAGTCAGCACCACCTTGCACTGAAGGCAGCGCGAATGGTTCCGGGTCACCGAGGGAAGAGTCACCGACCGTGGACCTTGCCGTTTTTGAGCGACTTCATCTTCCCCTGCGTCGGTTTCAATACGACGGAAGGCACTGAGTCCGGGGATATCTTGCATACAGCGATCTTGATGTCCCCTAGGTCTTCCTGCAAGCGGTCCAGCTTGGCATCGATTCTTTTATGCTGGTCGTCATGCAGGGAATGGTTTTTTTTGATTCGCCATCCCAGGTACGAGACGATGGCAGTTATCAGAGTCCCGAGCGCACTATGTAGGTCCGGCTGCTCCAGCACTTTCTGATTGTGACATGGATTGAATCGGAGCGCCATTCGGAGAAACGAGAGGGGCTCGGATCCGGTCCTGCCGGCTCTTCTCATGAACCTGGGCCAGGTACTGAGGCACGAGCGGCATGATCCCCTGAGTGAAGATCTGCATCTGGCCGAGCCCAATGATCCCAAGGATGTCCTGGGTCGTGGGATTATTGACGCCCGCCACGTCCACTTGGCCTCGAGTATCGATCATGATCAAGAGAGCCCGCGAGGTTTGCGGACGCTGGAGCGCGATCTCGGACAGAGTTTCAGCCACGGACTGCTGCTTGACTGGCTGGGCAGCTGCGACTTCGGGCTCGGGTTTACGACGCTTGGGCATTCGGACCATGAGGGATTCTCCTTGTGGCTCTGACGAAAGCACGGGCCTAGCGGAGATGCAAGAGCAGCGCGAGCGAAGCAAGGCCAAGCAAAACCACGAGCACGCACTCAAGAGCCAGGACGCGGCGCTGCAAGTTCTTCAGGACAAACTGGACCGGTGGGGTCGCCTTCTTGCGGGCCATCAGAATGGAGGCTCGAAGTCGGGTTCATCGTCGTAACTCAAAAGCGGAGCGGGACCGTAGGCCCGATCCAGCTCGGGGCCTTTATGGGCCCCGGCTGACGGGCCCGGGACGGGCAAGGCTACGACCGGCGCGGGTGGAGTGACCTCGGACTTCAGCCGACTGCGATCGGCCCGCTCAAAGGCACGGGAAGCGTCTGAACCCCAGACCGGATATCGATAGCGTTCCGCCCGGTACTGACCCATGGAGCAGGTGCAGAGGAAAGCGAAATCCCCGGCCGCATCTTCGTTCCCCTTGGGAACTGCGAACACATAGCCATCGGAGCAAAACCCGCAGCCGCTCACTTGACCACCCCCGGCCCAGAATTCTTTTC